GTTGAAACTAGCGCTTAATACAAATATGTGGGATGGTATACATCAATCACTTGATATTTTAAGGACTAAATCTCCCCCACAAAGAGTAAAAGGTATACTTCTACTTACAGATGGTATTCCTAATGTTGAACCTCCGCGTGGACATGAAAATACATTGCGTAAGTATTTTAATGATTATGAATTTCAATGTATGGTAATGTGTTATGGATTTGGTTATTCACTTAACTCTGAATTACTATTAAATATTTCAAGTATCTCTGGCGGAGATGGTTATTCATTTATCCCCGATGCTTCATTATTAGGGAATATATTTATCCACGGAATAAGTAATTTATTAACTACAGCTTCCTATAAGTCACTGTTGAGTATTAACTTAAAAAATGGAGTAAGGCTTGCCGATTCAAGTACAAATATGGAGATTGATATTAACTCTCTAAAATATGGAAAGGAAAAAAATATTGTAATTGGAATCAATACAAGTGGAGCGAGTAATCAATCGATCGATCATATTAAGAACTCTGTTGAAGTTAAATTGAACGTACAGGGCAAAGAATTTGAATCAACTCTATTTGAAACTCCGCCTGCGAATTATTTTCACGAACAATTGTATCGTACTAAATCTATAAAGGTTATTAATGAATGTATTCAAAGTGCGAAGTATGGTGGTAATTGTAAAGAGATATTAGACGAACTAATTAGGGATATGAGGATGAATTGTAATGGAAGTCAATATATTGAAAATATATTATTTGATCTTGATGGACAAGTAAAGGAAGCCCTTAATATGACACTACAGGGTCAACGAGAAGGATGGTTTAGTAAATGGGGTATACATTATCTGAGGTCTCTGAAGGATGCTTATCAGAATGAAATTTGTAATAACTTTAAGGATAAAGGGGTATCTAATTTTGCTAGTGGACTCTTTAATAGAATTAGAGAAGATGTTTCTGATATTTTTGATAAACTTCCTCCACCTAAGCAAGATATCCAACATCAACCAATGTCCCAAGGGGCAGTTAATAGAGTAAGGCCTCAGACCCCTCCACGGAGTATGCAAGTATATAATAATCCCGGAGGTGGATGCTGTGCCGAAGGATCAAGAGTATTAATGTGCGATAGTACTTATAAGAAAGTTGAAGATTTAAAGAAAGGCGACAAAGTTCGGACTTATTATCTATCAAAAAATGAGAGAGGGGGATTCTCTGAGAAATATACCGATTGTACAATTGAATGTATTGTAAAGACATTATGTAAGGAAAAAAAAGAGTCTATGGTAAGGTTAAATAACCGACTTAAAATTACACCCTATCATCCAGTAATTGATTGGAAAGGATATGAAAAACATTGGAGTTTTCCAATCATCAAAGGGCACCCCGAGGTAATGAGATGTGATGCAATATATACGATTGTAACTAAGAATAGGTGGTCTGTGATTGTTGAAGGATTTATCTTTGCCACACTTGGACATAATATTACCGGAGATGTTATTGGACATAATTATTTTGGTACAGATAGAGTCATTAAAGATCTTAAAAATATTGAATCTTATGATACTGGACTTGTAACTCTTACGAAAGACATGTTTAAAAGGGAGGACGGTCAGGTCTATGAAATTTCTTAAAATTCGTACCTTATATTATAATCAATATTTTAAATATTTTTTTTATTTAAAAATACCTTACTATTATAAATATATGTATGTTATTAGATATATCAGAAGATATTTTAATTAATCATATTATTAATAAAATATCATTTAGCGATTTATTAAGTATAACTCTTACCTCAAAAAAACTCTATAGTATATGTGATAAACCTGATATATGGGATAATCTTTATATAGAATACTATTTTAATAACATTTATAGAAAAGAAAGAAATAAAATAATAGATTTTCTAGCTCAAAAAGTTAAAAATACAAATATTATTCATCAATTTAAGCCTAAAGATAAATATAGTCGCTGTATATTAAGTATTGATAATAATCATAAAACAGATTTTGATATCTATCAAGTAGACTTAAATGAAGTAATAAACTACTACATTATTCGTCCAGGAGAACATTTTGAGTTAGAAACATATCTCTATACAAATTGGATGATATTACCTATTAGAGATTGGTATAATATTGGTGGTTTTTTTAATCAAGGATTAACGTTTGTTATCACAATTAATAATATAAGATTAATTGATAGATCTAGATTTGGTAATAATTGGGCACATAGACTGTATTCAATTAATCTAGAACCAAATCCGACGTCAATAGAGATATTCTCAGATGGAAAAATACATCAAAGGAAAAAAGAATCATGTCGTTGGTCAAATAAATTAGAAGATGAACCACTTAAGGAATGAATTAACTATTTAAAGGATTCTTAATATTAAGAATGGAGGGGATGTAGCTCAAATGGTAGAGCGCTCGCTTTGCATGCGAGAAGTACGGGGATCGATACCCCGCATCTCCATTGTGTTTTAATTAATATATTTAAATAATATTTATTTTATAATGTGTAAAAATACTTGTTTTCCTAAAACTTCAATTCAAAATGGTATTTCTGATATTGAAGGTATGAAAGATAAAAACTATACTGTTATTTCAAACTATATTAAAGATGTTAAATCATTATACTCAGTATACAAAAATCGTAAAAACCTTTTTGGTTTCTTAAGATTTCTACAAATCGCAGGGGGGTTTGCAATTACAACAATGACAACATATAATAATCCATATTGGAAAGAGAATACAGATACGATTAATATTGTCGTATGGTATGTATCTATCTCCAATAATATAATATCATTAATTGTAGAACGTTTGACTAAATACAATCTAGATGATGAAAAATTAAAAATTAAATTATTAATTACAGAAGGGATCAAATATGATGAAGGTTCAGAAAACTATTCATTCTATAAAGAAGAACGAAGGAAAGAAAAAATGAAATACTTTAAAAAAACTTGTAAAAATATTATTGAAAATAGTACATTTGGATTCTTAACACGTTCGGAAACAGAACCAGAACATATAGCCTTTATTAATGAAAGGAAAATTGAACGATTAAAACAACTTTGGACAAGGGTTGATACACCAGAAGGAGGATCATATGATAAAGAAAAGGAAAACTTAAATGAAACAGGTAATATTATGGAGATGGTTGGTGGTGTAGGTAATAATAGTGAAAGCAGTGGCGAAGAACCATAATTATAAATCATTAAAAAATTTATGAAGTGTATATCCAATACAATAATATACAGAGGTACCAATTGTAACTATTAATATAACACGTACCATGTCATCTTCTCCACTATCCATTTATATAATAAATATTTAATTATTCCATCTTTGACAACTACAACCTGAACAATATTCAAATAATTTTACTATTGAATAACCTAATATCATAACTAATGGCCAGAAATAAGTACCAATATATTTTATATCACTTATGATTTGATTTTTGTTATAATGGAAAATAAAAATTATAATCACTGTAATAATATATCCAATTAAAAACCATTTGAATAACATAGTTATTTTTCTTATTATATGTCTATAATCATTCATAAATGATGGTTCGGGACGATTTAAAACTTGCACTTCTATATTATTTGTCGTTTCAATATTAGAATTACATATCCTTAATTTACAAATAGGACATTGATTCAATCTGGAATCCCTTTGAATATCTAGCCAACAAGTATTACAAATGAATGCTTCACAACATTTTTTTATTAACGTATTAGGATTATAGTTTATATAATCTAAACAGATATGACATATATCTACTTCCATAATATCAATACGATGTTTCCTTTTATATATCAATTAAACTTTCGGACTAAATGATATTCCACATCCACAACTTGTCATTATTTCTTTGTTAATATCAAACTTAAACTTACTTTCAAATATCCCTTTAGTATAATCTTCTTGAATGTAATCAATTGTTGTCCCTAATAAATACATCTCACTAAGAGGATCAATATATAATTTTGTTGATTTATCATTTAAAACTGTATGAAACTTCTGTTTAATAATTTGTTGATATAATTTATCTTCTAATAAATTTAATTCAAAATTAAAACCATTACAACCGCCACTCGACGCAGAATAAACAAACCCAAACCTATTATGTGATGTAGTCATTATATCCGACATCTTTTTCCAAGCATTTGGTGTTACACGAATAATATTCATAATAATATATAAAAAGATTATATTATAAGTAATATGTATATTACGATAGAAAATAAAGAAGGTATAAAAAAAAAGAATTATTACATAAATTATACAAACTCATGTTGTTTTGGTTTACTGATTGGATTCTTTATCGGTAGTTTTATATATTTAAATAATCATCCAACCAATAGTTCAGGTTCACTATTGAATTAATTCCATTATTCTATATCCTATTAAAAATTTGAAAATATTTAACAAAATAATTTTAAAATATAAAATGCCTAAATATCCAATAGATAATGAACCTTTCATCAGTCAAGATAAAACACAAGAGACGGTTATAAAACCAAAACAATATAGTGTATGTTGTATTAACAAAAATGTATGTATGGTTTTAAGTACAATTCTATGTATATGTCTCACGATTGGTTCTTTGACATTCCTAAATATTTATTACCTTCACGAAGAAGATGGTTCATTATTCAACTAAATGTATCAACATTCTTTAGAAATATATTCATATTCTTCAATAATTTCCATATATTTTCAACAAGCGTAAGACTTTCAAGAATTTCAGCAACATAGGTACAAGATGATAATTTATCTTGATATTTTTTTACTTTTAATGTCAGATCTTTTACTTTAATATCTGTATAAGGGGTTCCATATAATTTTTGAATCATACCTGAACTATTACTATCCTTTCCTTTTGTTTTAATATAGGTTAATAGAATTTTTAAATAAAAGTTATATCTTTCATATAATTGTTCATCTTCCTTATATTTTTCAGGTACTGTATGTGTAGAATTATTTTCCCATAATTTTGATGTATTAAGAAATACATCTTCCTTTATTTGTACATCTTTTATCTTTCCATTTAATTTCATAACATAATCTTGAATTACCTTTTCAATATGAACATGAATATAATATGCAAAAGATTCAGGAGATATCTTTTTTTTCCATTTCCCACCACCTTTAACAATGTAAATATCAACCATTGAATTTTCTTCCTTGTTAACAACAAAACTTATTTCGTAAGAAAATAATTCCATAATAAATTTCGCATACTGTATTTCATAAGAAAGATTGTATTCTTCAATATCTATTTCATTAAATGCGTTTATTAATCTCATCTTTAGTAGTATAATTTATATTCATTATAAAATTGAATCAAATTTACGTAATGGAAATGAATACAGTAAATTATAAAATCATATTAATAAAAGTAATAAATGATTAATCGCTTCAACTAAAAATAAATTTTTATATTTAAAATTGGTATAATGAATAAACAATAATAATGATAAAAATATACCTAATAATTCATATTTTATAGTCTTATATAAGGGTGGTAATTTTTTTTTTCCATATAATAATATTGGGATAATGAGTCCTATTGAAAAATAGAATAACCATGTATTGAAACCTTTATTATAATAAATGAGTTTATAGAACGTTCTAAATAAGAGGATGAAAAATATGAAAAATAATTCCTTATGTTTCATTGTATATTCATAAATTGTATCATAATTATTTATTAATTTATAAAGATGTCCTAATAACCCTATTATAAATATTAATTTTAGAAATGGTTTTTTTGTGTATGCGATTAAATAAAAGCATATCAACAAAATATTAATTTCACGTCCAAGATCACTTATATACATCTTTATATATTATATAACTTATTTTTTCTTTTGAGATTTCCCCTTTGTTTTTCTCTTTTGAGTTTTTCTCTTTTGAGTTTTTCTCTTTTGAGTTTTTCTCTTTTGAGTTTTTCTCTTTTTGGATTTTCTCTTCTTTTTACCACCAAGTTTCCCTCTATATTTTTTACCTGTTTTATGTAATTCTAGACCAAGATTAGTGGTTAATTCATCACCAGTTTCTTGAGCTTCACGAAGTATTTTTGATTTTAAAAACCTTCCAGCGGCTGTTCGTACCATTTCTCCTTCTGGTCCAATCCCTGCTCTTCTATTTCGATTACGTTGACCTAATGCGGACAATCTATCTGAAACTCGTTGCTTCATTACTGAACTACGGGCATCTTTAAGTCTACTTGGGTAATTTGACCTTGCCATCCTTGAGATATTTGATACGACTTCTTGAGGTAGGTCTAGTGGGGCGTTATATAAATTCATATTTCTTTGGAGACGATTAGCCATTATTCCTGAACGATTTGCCATAGTTTCCCAATCTTTATATTTTCTTTTCATACATTCATGTTTCTCTATCCAGAATTGAGCATATTTTATATATTTTTCAGGTACAATATTGAATGGATTGTTCATTGGTTCACCAATTGCTACTCTGTATGGATTTGTTGGATCATTACTGATTATTACTAATCTAGAATGACGAATTAAATTATCTCTAAAAGTTTGAATTCCGCCATATTGTCTCATTAATCTTGGTTCAATAATAAGGAATAACTGCTGACCTAATAATTTATATACAGTAAGGATATTATCATTTGTATTCATTTGTTGAAGTAAACTTGGGTATTCATCCATAATTGAATTATAGATTGGGTATGGATTAACATTCCCCATTTCCTGCATTGTAGCTTCTATTTCTAAAAATTCTTCTTCTTGAGGTTGACAATTATCATCCATTTCCATATGCCAATTATATTGTGCCATTATATTATACTATAATATAAAAATATAAAAATATAATGTAAAGGGGAATTATTAATGTGATACAATATTACAAGTATGGCTGTTTTTTCCACAACTATCAAATGAAATCATTGATGTACTAGTTAATCTTCCACCGCATTTTGTCCCGTCCATACAATCATCTTCTCGACTGATTGTATTCTGAGAACCATCCTCACAGAAACGATAACATATTTCTCCAACATTTAGTTCCCCACTTGTAAATGATTGACAATAAGGTTCATTAGTGGTGAAACACATCATCAATGTACACCCTTGAAGTTCACCATTATGTGCTGAACAAGTATTACACCCATCATACCATGTAATACAATTTTTTGGTATTTCTGTTATACTATTATCTAAACAATGTCCATCTTCTGTTTTTAAAAAACAGACTTTTTCTGTACAAGTTAGAATATCATTTTCTATTATACAGGTATTACATCCATCGTACCAACTATTACAACCTTTTTCAACACAATTACCCCAACTATCTCTAACTGTTTCACAAGCTTTTTGACAATTACCAGGAGCATCGGCGATCATAGGACCCATAGAATAAACACATTCAAGTCCATCATCGCATATACCCGTCATTCCATAAGGAGTAAATCCACCACAAGTACCTCCTTCAGTAACGGTTGGATGAGTTGAACAATCAATTGTCCCACATCCACTACTACATCCACAATTATCGGGTAAAGGTTGAATATACTGGCACCCTATTTGAACCATTGGTCGAGGACATGGCGTTGGTGGTGGACATTCATCAGGGCATTGAGTACTTTCACAATTAGTTTCCCAGGGCCTTTGACACATTTGTGTACTTTCACACCATTCATATCCTCCATCAAGGACACATCCGTGTCCGTCAGTTTGTGAACCTGGGACTCCTATATATTGAGAGTTAAATAGATTAAATAAATTAAATAGACTAATTATAGTTATATTTTTAATAAGGTTTGACATTTATACTATACTATACTATACGGTATTTTTTAAATAATTGAAATTTAATTATATTATATTATATTATATATGAAATTATTAATTGAAGCAATTGTAGTTGGGATAGCTACTGTTTTATTAGGAATTATTGTAGGGGGTATTATAGGGAACTATTTATCTTTAGATACTTCAGAATTATATAGAACCCTTAATAAAAAACATTTTTTGAAAATAAGTTTATTCTTTACAGGTTTCTTCTTACATTTAATTTGCGAATATTCAAATATTAATCGTTGGTATTGTAAAAATGGTAATGCTTGTCAAAAATAACAAGGTTCATATTTATACTAACCCCATCCGTCTGGCCGGCCGTCGATGTCTCGCTCCCCTATCGGGACCGCTTCTGACTTCGCTCGGTCAACTCCCTTTCGTCCGGGATGGAGTGTATCAGTACCATAGAAGATATCCCAGTTCCTTACCTTCTCATCACTTGTTGCCTTATCCCACGCAGTATCCCCTCGGCGACTCGTTTCATACGGGGCAGGACCAAGTAAACCACCTGGTAAATCTTCTTCTAATTCCTCTAAGCGTTCATTAGTCATAATTCCAGTGGGACCACTTCTCGCCCAATATTTTCTATCATATCTTGAGTTTGCCCTTCTTCTCCTTATCAAATTATTGCTTAATTTCAATTGAAAGTATTCATATAATTTTAAATAATCTTCATATAATTTCTCTTTTTCCATTAATATTTTCATATCATATTCTTTCTGTTTTAATACTTGTGGTGGTAAAATTTTTTGACTATAATCGTTTAATCTTTCACGGGATATAGTTCGGTATCTCTCTCCTTCTTCATCATCTTTACCCCATATAAGCGCGTTATATAAATAACCAATATCCTCGTGTAGGTCCATTAACTTGGTCTTTTGAGTTTTATAATAGTTGGGATTTTGTACTAATCCCATTAATAATAAGATAAAA